CGACGCTGGCCGCGTAGTGAGGTGCATCAACAACCACGGTCATTGGTATGCCTACACTCGCGACGATGCCGGCCGCGTGTTGACGTGGATCACCAGCACCGGTTACCGAGAGCACTACACCTACGACGCGGCAGGCAAATGCACAATCGCACGCGCACAGGAGGTGCCCTATGCCGCGTAGCGCGCCGCGCCCATGCGGCCATCCCGGATGCGGTGTGCTGGTGTCGGACGGTACGTCGCGCTGCCCAACTCATACGCGGTCAGACATGCGCGAGGCTGATCGGCGGCGCGGCTCGGCGCACGCTCGCGGGTACACAGGCAAATGGGCGGCTGCCGCAAAATTGTTTTTGGCTCGCCATCCGCTGTGCATGTGCCCTGAGTGCGGCGCTGGCAGCCTGAGAGTCACACAGGCGACCGTGGTAGATCACATTGTGCCGCACCGTGGAGATATGCGCCTATTTTGGGACACAACAAATTGGCAGGCCATGGCCAAATCGTGTCACGACCGCAAAACGGCGCGGCAGGATGGTGGGTTTGGCCGCGCTAGGACAACAAAACAACAGGAGATAGTATGAGCACAATCACAGTTGAGCAACAGGCATCAATCGCCAAAACGCTGGAGGGTATGCACCTGCCGTCTGGATTAGGCAACCAGCATTCGGCTTGCAGTATTGCGGCCATCAATTTGGCGCTGTCTGGCAGGCTCACAGGCAGCATCCCGGATTGCATGTCGGAGGTTATTGGGCGTTGGATTATTGTGGCTCAGGACGCAATGCCCGACGCCGTGCGTAACTCTGCGCGCTGGAAATCCCTACTCCCACTGGCGGCTGGCACCGGGCGAGTCAACGAGCGGGAGCGACTCGACATCATATTAGACTGGATGTGGGGCACCGTTTTGCCCTCACTCCAGCCGACCGCAGATCAGCAGGGATTTGGCAAACAATGGCAAAAAATGACTACCGAGCGCACGGTCGAGGCGGCAGACGCAGCGGCGAGGGCGGCTGCGGCAGGGACGGCGGGGTGGGGGGCGGGAGCAGCGGCGAGGGCAACAACGTGGGCAGCGACGTGGGCGGCGAGGGCAGCGGCGAGGGCGGCGATGGCGGCGAGGGCAGCGGCGACGTGGCGAGAGGCAGCGGCGGGGGCGGCGATGGCGGCGAGGGCAGCGGCGTGGGCGGTGGCAGCGGCGGTGGCGACGGCGGTGGGGGTGGCGACGGCGAGGGCAACGGTGTGGTCAAATTTTGACCCATGTGGGCTGCTCGAGCGATTGATTAGGATCGACAACAATACACAGGAGGCAGCATGAGCACAATTACAATTGACCGAGCAAAGCTGGAGCAGGCGCTGGAGGCGTTGGAGGGCAACACAACAAATCCGGCCATTGATCCAGAACAGGCCGCGATTGAAGATCAGGCCATCGCCACCCTCGAGCAAGCGCTGGCAGGGCAGACAGTGCAGGAGCCTGAAATCGACGGCGCAACAATGGCAGGCATGGACGCATCTATTGGTCATTTGTCGTCCATGGTTGACGAGCTGCGCCTCTTGCTCGGGTGCGCAATGGACAATGCCAAAATGCTGCACAACGCTGCAAAACCTGATGATGGCCCAGACATGGACGCCATCATCCCGGCGATTGTTTTTCGCAATTTTGTAGACCAAGACGCGGCATTGCGATACGCGATACGCGACAGCGCCCACGATGGGATGCTCATACCCACCGCATCAAATCCATCACCCGTGCCGCTGACGGATGAGCAGATCGACGCACTACGCAACCAACACCCACCATCGGCAGGTATTGATTTTGATGTTCGGTGCCGAGTATTTGCCCGAGCCATCGAAGCTGCCCACGGCGCAGCACAGCCAACCATGAGAGACACGATAGACATGGCTCGTGAGGTGGAGCAATTTGTCGCCCTTATCCGCGCCGATGAGCGTGAGGCGTGTGCAAATGTGTGTAATGCCCTGCAAGATTGTGGCCCAGAAAATGGCTGCTGCCCGACATATTGGAATGACGCATTGGGGAAAGCAGAAGCCGCCATCCGGGCAAGGGGGGGCTGTGAGGGTAGGGGGGTAAAATCCTTTGGGCCAACTGCCGAGAGACCGTAGAGTTTACCCAAAAAACGCACGCGCAAATTTTGACCCCTCGGGGGTGGGAAATCTGTTAACATTGCGCGACACTTTTTACAAACGGAAAAAATGATGGCAATTAGAGGGCCAAAACCTAAACCAATCGCCCTAAAAATCCTTGAGGGCAACCGCAGCCGCCGACCGATTGACCCGGCGGGAACGCTGCGCCCTGACGCTGGTGCGCCGGACGCGCCGGATTGGCTACACCCGCTGGCGCGAGTCGCGTGGGGCCGGCTCGCAAACGAGCTATGTCAGTACGGCGTGCTGACGCGACTCGACCGCGATGCGCTCGCTGCACTCTGTCAGACAGTGGCGCGGGTGGAGATTTTGGAAAAATTTTTTGTGGAAAAATCGGCGCAGCTTGGTGACCCGGTGGCAATCTATTTTGACATCACCCCCAACGGTCTGACCGTGCAGTCGGCCTACTATCAGGTGCTCAAACGCGAGCAGGAGCACCTGCACAAACAACTAGAGTGTTTTGGCCTGCGTCCAGACGCTCGTAGTCGCGTCTCGATTGCCGCGCCCGTCCGCGCCAATCTGCAATCGGTGGCGGGAGCAGGGCAGCCCGAGGCAGACGCAGGGTTTGCGGATTTTGACTAACACAAATGTCAAAAAAAACTAAAAAAAAAACGTATTTTGAGCAGGCGCTAGAATACGCACACGCCGTGACCGACGGCCACATTGTGGCTGGTCTATACGAGCGGCTGGCCTGCCAGCGGTTTTTGAGCGATTTAGACCGCCAAAACACGCCCGATTTCCCGTACCGATTTGACGCGGCGGCGGGAGCGCGCGAATGCCGATTTGTCGAGCTACTCCCCCACATCAAGGGCGAGTGGGCGCGGCCTAAATTTGTTGATGGCCGCTTGCAGTACGCCAAAATCAAATTGGAGCCGTGGCAGATTTTTGCCGAGATTCAAATTTTTGGCTGGCTGCATGTTGACACTGGGCTGCGCCGATTTCGGCGGGCCTACGAGGAGGTGGCTCGCAAAAACGCAAAATCAACTCGCGTTGCAGCGCGTGACCTATTTTTGCTCACCGCAGACAACGAGCCGGGCTCACAGGTGTACAACGCCGCGACGACTGGCGAGCAGGCCAGAGAGGTTTTTGACGTCGCGCGCAACATGGCTCTACGCGAGCCTGATTTTTTGGCGCGTTTTGGCGTCAATGTTGGCAGACACGATATTACGATTGCCGAGACGGCGAGTAGTTTCAAACCGCTCAACTCTGAGGGGTCGACGCTCGACGGATTAAACGTGCATGGCGCGTCAATAGACGAGCTACACGCCCACAAAACGCGGGCGGTGTACGATGTTATCGACACGGCCACGGGAGCGCGAGCGCAGCCCCTGATTAGTATGATCACCACGGCTGGCAGCGACCGCGCCGGGATATGCTACGAGCAGCGCGACTACAGCATCAAAATTTTGACAGGCGTTGTTGTTGACGAGACGTGGTTTGCTGTGATTTACACACTCGACGATGGCGACGATTGGCGTGACTCCAAAAATTGGCGCAAATCAAACCCCAATCTAGGTGTGAGCGTCAAAATTGACGACATGGAGGCGGCCTGTCGAAAAGCGTTGGCCATGCCATCGGCGCAGGCGAATTTTTTGACCAAACGGCTAAACGTCTGGATCACGTCCGACAGCGCGTGGATGGACATGACCGCCTGGAATAAATGCGCTGATCAAACGCTTGATATTGAGCGCGTCAGTCATTTGCCGTGCTTTATTGGATTGGATTTGGCGAGCAAAGTCGACGTCGCGGCCAAAGTGCTGTGGTTTTATGATGCGGACGCCGACCATCATTATTTGATCCCCGTTTTTTACCTGCCCGAACGAGCGGTCGAGCAGGGCAGAAACTCACAATATGATGGCTGGAGGCGCGGCGGCCATCTACAAGTCACAGACGGCGAGGTGACTGACTACGACGTCATTGAGGACGACCTGCGCGCGGATATGGCCGCGCTGATGGTGCGCGAGATACCTTTTGACCCGTGGCAGGCCACGCATCTGGCCGGCCACATGCTGTCAGAGGGTGCGCCAATGGTCGAGTACAGGCAAGTAGTACAAAATATGAGCGAGCCCATGAAACAGCTTGAGGCGCTTGTATTGGCTGGCCGCTTAACGCATAACTCAAACCCGATGATGACGTGGATGATGAGCAACGTGGTCTGTCACGTCGACGCCAAATCTAATATCTACCCGCGCAAGGAGCGCGAGGAGAACAAAATCGACGGCGCGGTGGCTGCGATTATGGCTCTGGGTCGTGTAATAGCTCAAAAACCTGCAAAAAAACCTAATGACGGGACTGTTTTTATGGTATAAACTGAGCGCATGGGGATACTCTCGAACATTTTTTTGCGCGGCGCGATTTTGGCGGGTTATAGCCCGCGAGACCCCGCTATCGCTGCGATTTTTGGGCGCGGGAATATGTCCACGGCGGGGACAAACGTCACGCCTGAGACGGCCATGCAACACACGGCGGTATGGGCGTGCGTGCGCGTGCTCGCTGAGACGGTGGCGTCTCTGCCGCTAATAATG